CAACTCCACCAGGAGCAACAACTCCACCAGGAGCAACAACTCCACCAGGAGCAACAACTTCACCAGGAGCAACAACTCCACCAGTAGGAACAACCAACCCAGGCAAGCCCACATTCACAGCCACGTTAACTCCTCCGCTACTATTTTGATTATCCTCGTCAGTTCCACCATGCTCCAATGTAGCCGTTCCATCTGACCCGACCAAAATACCAACAGTGTCCCCATCATTGAAAACTTTGCCAGAAGTGTTTAAAACACTCCCTCTAGGAATCGTATCTGTAGTGTTAACCAAAACCCCGTTAAGGTCGTAATAGTTATAATTGAAAACATCATTTTCAGCGTCGTATTCCCACGTTCCTCCTGCTGAATCCGTCCCATCGATAACGCCCACGACATTTGTGTCAGTTCCGGCAACTTCCGCAGCAGTAGCATCAGAAGTAGTTGCTACACCAGAGCCATCAGCCGAAGCAGACCCAGCAGCCGCAGCGACCTCAGCAGCAGCGGCATCAGCGGCGGCAGCAGCAGCGTTTTGTGTGTCAGCGTTTGCGTGTCGATCAATGTTTGACTGGGTTATCTTTACTCGGTCTGAGAGTAGACCTCCAGCATCAGTACCTTTCTCTAGGTCAAGTGTTGTAACGTCATGGAAAATCCCTGCTTCATTTAAAACATCTGAAATATCTTGCTGGGATGCTCCACTATTTATTAAATCTTCAATACCACGAATCCAGCTACTATCTAATTTAACTGGGTTCATTTCTGCAATATTGACAAGATCATAAAATGTATCTTGCATAGAATCGCTTGGAAATCCCTCTCCTCCGTATTGTATTGCCTGATTTATTGATGCTTGTCTTATTGAATCAGCAATACCCTCTGCTCCTGGTATCTCTGTACCCTGAGTCCTTAAATCCATCACTCCACTTGCAGCATTTATAGCATTAGATAAAGACGCAATAGGATCAACAACGTAATCACCAAGAGCAAGAGAAAGCTCTGGGCGTAAGTCAAAAATCCCCCTTGGGCCTCCCATGTAAGAGCCAACTCCGAATGAAACTCCTCCACCAGCATCAATCATTCGCTGTACCATGTCTTTTGATAGCATTGGATCAGACATTATTTATTCCCGTTTGAGCCTCCATAGAAAAAAGCCGCAGCCGTACCTAGAATCCCTGATAGTTGTCCCAAGACCAAACTGATTATGGTTTCGTCGTTTTGGTCATGTGGCAGCAAAGTAACAATCATCACAAAACCACCATATAGCAACAAACTGAGTATGCTAAATACTTTTGGCGTCCAATCTGTTGCAAAGTTTTGTCTAGCATCTTTCCGATCTTCAACCTCAGTTTTAAAACTTTCTAAATCGATCTCCATTTCACGGATTCGATCTTTAAATTCTTTGTCAGCCTCTTTTAGCAATATTGCTTTTTCTGGCTGTTTTTCAATTAAGTCTTCAATCTCGTTAGCTGTAGCTTCTGGCATTCCTAGCTTTTGAGCAGCTATCTTCACCGCCATCCCAGCCATAGGCCCACCAGCAGCACTAGCTATTGTTGGCGCTAACGATTTTAATAGGCCACCTAGTTTCATTTTGTTAGCAAATACACCTTTATCAGAGCCTCAACATTATTAATTACTTTCCCGCAGAGTCTTCCTCCACGATTTCTTCTATTGTGTCGCAGACATCCGGTATCGCTACACCTGTGGTGACTTCAGTAGCCACTCTTCCTACAGCTCTTATGCCTTTATAAACTCCAGAGCAATAAAGCTCTTTGTTTGCAATCATGTCCTCAGATACAGAACAACTTGAAAGCGCCAGGGCTAAAGGAATAATCAATCGCATATAAGTTTCTCCACTTTTAAGTTTTTTACGCGAGGGCTATAACTTGTTTCCATCATGTGATCTTTTATGCTGTTTCCAAGCTTTCTGTCACCATCGCGGAATTTCTTTGTAGGATTTAAATAGTTTTTGTTATTAGACCCCATGTAAATTATGTCTTGGTTCTTATCGGCTCCATAAAAAAACTTTGGCACCAACGAAACAATGTCGCTGGCCGCAACAACTGAGATATTTTTTATTCCTTCCATTGTCTTTTTAGATTTGAGCATGACGTTTGGACGCCCAAAAGTAATTAAATTAACATCTTTAAAAGTGCTTCTTTTTGTTAACCTTAATGCTGACACCGTTGCACATGCGCCGCCTAAACTATGCCCGATAAAATATATAGGGGTAGAAGGCTCTAATAATTTTCTAATTGGTTTCCAGACGCTATTTTGAGCGGCAGCAAAGCCCCCATGCACCCATCTGCCATTTACTCTCCAGGGGAAAGCCGAAAGATTCATTAGCCAATCGCCAGCGTCGCCATTTGTTCCCCTAAAGACTACATATTGCTTACCGTTAGATTTTAAATAAAACGCTGTGGCGCCTAATCTGCTTTCAAATTTTATTGCTCCAACAATACTTTCGTTATAGGCCTCTTCCGCGAGAGAACAAGCCTTATTGATTTCCTTGTCTGTCAGTTTTGTTGTTATTCCTTCCATTACTTTTCCTAATTAAGTTTAATTTCTCTAATAATACTATTCAGCAGAAATTCCAAATATTGCAAATACAATCAATGCCGTTACACCTAACCCAGCAAAGACTATTGCGAAGACTGAAGCAACACTTTTTAGCAGATCGTCAGTCTCTTCTGCCTTACGCAATTTTGCCCGTCTTGCTTTATCCCGTGAAGCCTCAATTTTCTTTGCCTCGTTTTTTATCTTAATCCAGGCACCTGTACGACCCTGAGTCCGGTAATGATTGCCTATCCTGGACATCATTTTTTCTAGCCTTTGTTCTTGTGCATCTAAAGTTATTGCTTCTTCCAACGCAGAACCAGCAAATATGTCACCGCCGTTATTCCGAGCATCTTCCATCTGCTTTTCAACAGCAGCTTTGGCAGACATAAACTTGCCAATCTCGCTTCCCATCGCTGCCACATCTTTGGACTTGTCGATAGAATTCTTAACTAGCGAAAAGGCTGAGTCTAATGCCTTTATTGCTATCATTGCCTCGCCAATCATAAATAATACCTACTGTCGTCATCTATGTTTAGCGGTTGGCAAAAAGCTTTTATATCTTGTCCTTGCGGTTGGTCGTTAATTCTTGATGCAAAATACAAGCAGCGATTAATATCTTCAAAGCATAATGCTTCATCGCAGTCACGCGATACAGTCTGCCCTCCAATTGTTACGATTAAGATAAATACGGCCATAATTCACGGCTTTGTCGGCCAATCGCCATCTGCTAAATTCGGCCAGTTTGAATGTGTGGGTAAATCTCTTAGTGCTTGTCTATAGGTTGCCCATTCACTTTTGTTGCTCAAGGAGTAATCCGGCATTTGGGTATAATCTGACTCTGCTAAAAGATTATCTCTTCTTGTTCTTTCAGCAGCGGCTTTTTCCTCATCAGTTCGTGTGTCAGTAGGGGCGGTAAAGGCCCCATCAGAATATGACCAGCCAATGCCTCCAGAGGTAGCTTCAACAAGATTATCAGCAAAATCTAATGAATCTACTTCAATAGTATTTACTACAACATTATCTTCAATAACGTGCGCTCTCATTTTTCACTCCTAATATTCAATGACCACAACACCGGCTTTTCCATCTCCGTTTGTAATACTTCCATAGTTATTGTAAGAATGACCGCCAGAACCATAAGCACCGCTGTATAGGTGGCTACCAGAACCCCAAAAACTACCACCCGGCCCCATAGCACCGAATCCAGTAGTACCTTGTGAAGCAGCACCACCCGTAATATTCAAATCTCCACCGCTAGCAGAACCCCCGACACCAGCACCCATAACATATCCGCCACCACCATTACCAGTTATTGTAGTCGCTGAATTGTAAACTGCCGTAGTGTTTCCTCCAGCTGATCCTGTGCTTCCATCAGCACCTCCCGCACCAATAGTGACAACTATATTGTTACCCGCCACAACAGTTAGATATTTAATAGCTGTGCCTCCAGCTGAACCAGCCATGTTATAGCCGTTGGATGAACCTCCACCGCCACCCGTAACATATATTTTTACAAGAGTAATATTAGCGGGAACTGTCCATGTCTGTGAGCTTGCAATAGTTGTCATATTACTAAATCCACCACCACCCGCAGCATCAGCCCAAGCGATATCAGTTCCGTCACTTGTTAAAACTTGGTCAGCAGAGCCTTTAGTAAGAATTGCTGTTTCAGCACTAGGGTTTCCGTAAATTAAAGAGCCTCGACTTATTGCATCTAATTTATTAATTTCTGTGCTGGTACTCGTAATACTCAAGTCAGCTAAGTTTGAAACTGTGCCTTTTGCGTTTAATTGCGTTTGCACATTTGACGTTACACCATCCAGAAAATTAATTACTGGTGCGGAGTCTGCAATATTTCTAGAATTGCTCATTATTTAACTCCTATGGCTTGGTAGGCCAATCACTGTCGGTTAAGTCACTGGGGAAATTACTATGCCCAGTAATGTCTCTTAACGCCTGTCTGTACGTCTTCATGTCGTCAGCCATAGTTACATCAGATAACGCATAGAAGTCTGTGTCGACTAGCAAGCCATCACGCCTAGACCTAACTGACTTTGCTGCGTCTGCATCAAGAATCGCTTGGTATTCAGTCTCTTGCTCTGCCTTTGTCTTGTCATCATTGTCAGCGAACATATCTTGCTCAACCCACTTTTCAACCCAGTTGTCTTTTGCATCTTGCTCTATGCCATCACGAACAACCATCTTATAAGTGCCGCTAGGTGTTGGCTTTGGGGTTTCAAAAATCACATCAATATTTAAAGTTGCTAAGACATCAGCGTCCCAAACTTTTGGCAAAGACACGCTGGGATTTAATGCTATAACTTCGGCTTTGGTCTTTTCAGAGCCGTCTGAAATTCTGTAATTGCTCATGTTTATGTCCTATGCAAAAGCTAAAAATATGTAATCACCGTAATTCTCATTGATTCCAGAAGCGGTGGTTGCACTAACTGTAAATCCAGATGCATACGTTGAAATGTAATCGTTAGTGGTAACTTGTGCAGCAGTTGTATTCACCGCAAACCACGGATCATTTCCCACAGAAATTCCGCGAACAGAATCAAATACAAACCAATTATCTGGTCCTGCTCCAGCATCTGCGCGTTTAATCATAACGAATCTAGCGCCACCGCTGAAGCCACAATCAACATTTAAGGTATTTCCTGTTCCTGTGTATGAACCAACTTTGCTTATTCCCGCTAGTGTGGCAAAAAGATAAGCTACATAGTTATAGCCGGACTCATTGGTGTTACCACTATTTCCGACTTTAAACACAGTAGCCGTAGGTGCGCCATTAAATTGACTGTTTCCAGAAAACGGGCTGGTAGCATTTAAAAAACCAACACGCGAAACAAGAGATAGAGCTGGGTATGCTTGTACTGCCCAACCTTCTGATTTATCTCTCGCTTTAACGATCATCATTTCGGGTGCAACGCCTAAATTATGTGTTACGTCAGCGTTTCCACCCGCACCTGCGTAACAAACCACATCAAATACTTTAGGGTATCTTCTAAAACCATAAACTTGTCTTGGGTTAAAACCACCAATACTTCCTGCATAATAAGGCGCAAACCCATCCATATAATCAAATTCTGTAGCAGCAGATGTATTTGCAGCAGCAGTTGAAGTTGGGTTTAAATAACCTTCCCCAAGAAGTCTTGTAAAAAATTTAGCACCATCACCATTAAGATACTGCCAACCTACATCAACTAAATTACCAGTTGTGAGTTGAGCATTATCACTACTTCCTAGTGAACCATTCATTCCAAGAACATCCGTACCCGCAGAAGGTTCTTTCATTGGGCCACGGCGTATTGCCATATAAATATAGGTTTCACCAGAAGTATTAACGTAGGTGTTTTGCAAAGTAACTTCTACGCCATCTGCTCTTGGTGCAAAATAACTTGCACTACTTACTTCTGCCGCACTTTGGTCAGCCAAAACTCTTACGCCTTCACCGTTTACTGGCATACCGCGCATATTATCAATCATTACCCAAGGCGTAGTGTTATCTGCGTTTTTTATCAACATCCACTGTGGCTCAAAACCCAGTGTAATTGTTTTACCGACTGCTCCAGAACCAGTATACGAACCAGTTTTTATAATAGCTTCATCGCCATCCTCACCAAAGATTTGTGCAGATGAATCATCACCATCAGCAAAAGCATAAATTATTGTTGTGTTGCCGCCCCAAGCTCCATTTTTTAATGTGACTGTTGTTCCGCTCACAGTCGTATAGTTATATGGTTGTACTGCTTCGGTGCTATTAAGTTTTAGATGATAGTCCGCATTCATCCCCTTACACCAAACGGCCCAGTTTCCAGAACCCGAATACTCCTTCATCATCACAAGACCAATGCTGCCTAAGTCTGAAAAGTCTACATTAACGTCTGAACCAGATGGCCCTGCTACAGATTTCACATCAAAAAATCCTGTTTGTTTGCGGAATGTATAAGAAACCATGTTTGTGGTCGTTCCGGAGTTAATATTTGACTGCCCACTATATAAACCCCCGTTAAACGAAAAGCCGTTGTTGTTTAGTGTTATTGACCCCGCGCTGCCACCTGTAATTGTTAGTGGGTCTTGTGCGTTACTTTTGTTTGAATAAACTACGTTGTTACCGCGAGTGCTATCAAAAAGTGCGTGAGATTGAGTGGTATTACGGCTTTTAAACCACACCAACCCACCCTCTCCCGCCAAATCAATTCCATTAGTAATAGTTCGCGCGGAATCGTCCGTAGTATAAAGATAGTTAGAAAATACATCTTCAACGTAGACCTTATCGCCACCAGCGTTGCCAGCAGCGGCAGAAAGAGCTTTCGCTAATTTAGCCATTAGACATAGCTTCCTGTGTAAGCACCGTAGAGGACACTGGACACCTTCCAAAGAACAATCGTGTCTTTAGCGGTAAGCGTTGGTGCGACATTTCCACCAGATGTAACCCAAGTCATTGTGGGCCACGTTACGGTGTAAGAAGCTCCTGCCTCTAACATCAAGACTATTGCATCACCAGAAACTAGCGAGTCGGTAAAAGTTATTGCTGCACCAACAGTTTTAGTTTGGATCGCCCCGTTAGTCGCTAAAAGAGCAAGGCCAGATAAAGCATAAACTGTGTCTACAATTGTTTTATTAGTTAGCGTGTCAGTAGATACTTTACTGACTAAAGTTGAGTTAGCACCCTCTGGTAATAACATTGTATTAGTTGCGTTAACACTGTGCGGCTGCGACTTGAGTGTTTGCCCGTGGCTGTTAGCGTGACAGTTAAGCTTGATTTGTCCTTCTACGCTAGAGCCATCACCTTTGACTTCTACTATCTGAGTAGCTGGGTCTACAACCAAATTACCTGACGCTGTAGTCGTTACTCCCGCCAAAACTCCACCAGACAATGTTTTATTAGTCATAGTGGTTGTTGAGGTAGCCGTTAAATAGCCACCAGCATCAATCAAATACGAAAGACTTGACCAAGCAGTTGAACCATCCCCTATTTTGATTTTTGAGGTATCGGTTTCTGCACCTAGCTCACCTTGAGCCATAGTTGGGTTTGCGCTTGTCCAATTTGACGCTGTATCACGCCTAATTTGAATAATGTCAGCCACTTGCTGTCCCTCCATTAATTGATTGAGCAGCGGTGTAACTGCTATTTGCAAAACCGCCATCAGGATTTTTTATTGTCACTACTGAATTAAATGTTCCGTATGCGACCATATCCACAATATCGGAAACAGCAGCACCAGCACTCAAAATAACGCTAGTGCCATTCGTTGCCGTAAAATCTGTTCCAGCAAGCAATTTACTGCCGTTTAAATACACATCGACAAAACCAACATCGTAAGTAATTGCGAATGATGTCTGGTTAGACGTTGCCGTGTAAGTTTGCCGACTAGATGTTCCATTTACAGCCGATCCTGCATCTTGCCAACTTGAACCGTTGTAAACTCTTAACGTGTTTGCTGTCGTGTTAAAATATAATGCACCTGTCGCTAAAGCATTTCCGTCATTGTCTACTGTCGGATTAGAACTTTTTTGACCGAGGTAAATATCATCAAATTGATCGAACGATGCAGCAGCAGCAGTCGCACTTCCAGCCGCAGCATTTTGAGAAACAAGGGATGCCGCCGCAGAAGTCGAACTAGCTGTTGCGCTAGTAGCCGCAGCATTTTGACTAACTAAAGCCGCTGCCGCTGAAGTTGCCGCAGATGTGGCACTTCCGAGAATAGAATCGGTGTAGGACTTGGTGCTTGCATCTTGAGCAGCGGTCGGGTCGCCTAATCCGGTTATTTTGTTCGTTGACATGGCGATAGCGCCTGTCATTGTTCCGCCGCTAGTGGGTAGACCTGCCCCTGCTTGCGCTAGAACATATGAACGAGTCGCTGCATCTTGAGCAGACGTTGGATCTGCCAGACCTGTAATTTTATTGGTACCCATCGCCAAGTTGCCAGATAAGACACCACCCGCGAGAGGAAGTTTAGTCGCTATGCTATTTGTTACAGTGGTATGAAATGCCGAGTCGTCGTTGAGCGCACTAGCTAATTCGTTCAAAGTATCGAGAGCTGCGGGTGCGCCATCAATTAAATTCGTGATTAGATTGTCTGCATACTGCTTACTGACAGCATCACTTGGGTCTACGGGCGTTCCGATATCCGTTAATCTAGCTGTGTTAAAATCGACTGTTCCGGTCAGCGAGAGATTGTGGAGCGTAGTCGTTCCGCTTGACGCTGAGACATTCCCCGTAACATCACCGACGACTGGGCCAGTGTGTGTGCCACCAGATGTGTTTCCACTTAAATTCCCGACAACATTTCCGGTTAGTCCACCGACAAAACCAGTTGACGCAGTTACCACTGTGCCAGTAACAGCGGTAGCAGTAGTGTTTCCAATGATTATATTGTTAATTGAACCGCCAGTTAGTAAGGCATTGCCATTAACAAATTGCCCGTTGGCTGTGACAGTACCCGATGCAGTAATAGCGCCTGTTGTAATAGACGTAGGGTTGGTGCCAAGCTCAATTATTTGTGCGCTATTATCTTCGGTAAATAAGCGTTTATCAGCGACATTAACCGCTAATTCGCCCTGGACTAAATCTGAGCTAGTGGGTACGGCTGACGCCGTAGAGCTATTCTTGGTTACTATAACTGGCATATATCCCCCGTTATTAAAAAAGGGGACAACTTAATGCCCCCTATAACTCAGCTAGGAGAGTTTTATGCGTTGACTATAATATTGAACGCAGTATCAGGACGATATGCAAGGCTGCCAAAAATTACGTCGCCTGTCATAAGGTCAGCTAACCACTCTTGCTTATATTGAGTCTGCACTCTTACGTCTTGCTGCATCGCAAGGACAAGAGAAGATTCGTGCATAAGCATACCCGCCTTCAATTCACCACCTGCGCTATTATCAGCGGCGGTTTCGGTGACAGGGCAGTTAGTTGATACCATAATATCAATACCGTAAACATTACCGATCTTGCCATTGTCAACGGTGCGGCTGTTAACAAAGTCAGAACTTACATAACGGTCAATACCCATCATCGTAGACCTGGCGCTAGGAGGAATTACGAAATACCTCTTATCGAAGGGAGTGTCTACGTTATCCTGTAGCACGATGGCTGCGCGAAATCCGGCGTCCGTTAATAAATCGGTTGCCGTGACCGTATCGGTCGCGTAAGCGGTTAGTCCTGTAGACGCATCAACGTAGTAAGACGCTGAATTAACCCAAGAGCTACCATTGCCATCACCAAGGTTTTTACCCAAGTTATGTAAGTTGGTGTCAACGGTTTTGGCGAGCTGAAAGCCACAGTCGTCGGTGTAAAATTCTTGAGCGCTATTAAGCTCTTGAATCGCTGCAATATCTTCTAACAGACGAGAATACTCGAAATGTTGGTCTATATTTATTGCTACATTGGCCGCTGTATCGTTCTGAATTGTGACAGCTGACCCGGAGGCCTTGGCCGAACTTACGCCGCGAGATGGAGAAGGAATATTTATTTTGTCACCCTTCTTTTTTGTCATTGCCATTTGTTTAACAATGTTTGCCATGACAATACGAGTTTTAAACGCAGCCCGTACTTGATCGGAAAAAATTTCCGGGATGAAATTAGCCTGAGTAGTGACGTTACTTACGCCACCTTGAGCTGGATATGTTGAAGTTGCCATCTTAAATCACCTTATTAAAAGAAAATTAATGAAGTGACCCTAAATTTTTACTTTGCTCCTATAGGCCTCTTGTATCTTGCCTTCTGCCCACAGTCTACGGTAACGCTCAGGGTCACGAACCTGTAGATTGACCATATCCTCGCGGCTTAACTGCTTTCCTGGTGCTTTTTCGCCAGAACCTTGTGCGGAACCTGTAGCAGCCCTGCGTACTTGCTGCTTTCTATCCTGGCCTTTTAGCTGCTGCACTTCTGAATCTGTTTGATTTGCTGCTTTATAATCAGACAATAATTCATTCAGAATTGAAACATCCATAGATTGCATACCGTGTCGATAACTTTGTGTGCGACTTGGCGACTGAGCAATATAATTTTTAAAAGCATCTGAGGTTAAAAGAACATCTGCGTCATTATGCCGAGACTGCAAATCACGCGCCGCATTATCAGCCCGTAACCTGGCATTCTCTTGCTGCATTTGTCTGATAGCCGGACTATCTTCAATGCTTTGTTTTATTGCACTAGCCGGATCGCCAAAATAGTCAATCTCTTTAGGCTTAGCTTGTTCCGGTTGGCTCACTTGTCCGTCAACGAAGTTTTTGGCGCTAATTTGGCCCTGCAGATCGTCGAGTTTGCGTTTTACGTCACCGACTTCATTAGACTGTCTTCCGATCATCGACTTTTGGTCGTCAATCATCTTTTCTAATTCTTCCCGTGACTTACTCGCATAAGCGCTCTGCGGTGCCTCTGGCGCCCCCTCAGATACCTCCGTCCCTTTTTCCGGGTCGATAGCGTCTATAGGATCGTATTCGGGTTGATCCCCGGTTTCTTGCTTTGCCATATTTTCCCCTTAACAAGTTATCCAAAAAATTGGGCTTTGTTTACGCCGGGCCGTGGGATTCAGCATATCGACGTTCTGCTTTTATTTTCTCTTGCCGACCTCTAGCCCATCGCAGCGTAGCACCTGGGAAGTCCCCGCTTATAACGTCAAGCATTGGTCTTGCAAAAGAAACTAATCGAATTGAAGGCTGACCGCAGACTGGACAGTCAATTTGTTGGCAGGAAGTATCTACAAATTTTTCAGTTACATGCCCTTCGGCACACTTAAAATCATAAATCCTTCTTGGCATACAAATCCTCTACTCGATCCCTCAATGTCAGAACAAAGGCAATGACTTCTAGCTGTCCCTTTCGAAACCGCAAATCATCGTTATTCTTTGTGTATTCCACTGAATTTATATTGACCTTATTCGCCGCAAATTCTTTCTCAAGGCGTTTAAAGCCGTCCGTCCGAAACATTTCAAACATTGCCTCGCAATATTCTTCATCTTCTTTTGACAGACTCATGTAATTTTTACCGTAACAGCAATATTAATAATTGTACAACACATTAATTTTACTAATTTATTGAGGTATATTAATTTTTCTTTGAGCCAAATTATTCGCTTTTTCCTTGAACGCTGTATCAGCAATTTTAAATTTTAGCTTGTCGTCCCTGGTTAGCTCACCGTCTGCTCTTGTCATATCCGCTATAGCCTCAATTCGATCCGTTTCTTCTGCTATCGGTATCGCAATGGTTTCGGCTGCTATCTTCTTCGCTCTTGCTTCTGATTCAGCGGCCGCCCCAAACAACGCTGCGGTCTGTCCTTGTGTAAACTCTAGCTGGCCTTGAGCTTGCGTCTGCGCCATTTCTTGAGCTTTAGGATCAGGCTCCATACTTGAGTCAATCATCGTGTTTAACTCTTCGCGGTTACTTAGCGACATATTCTCGATAACTGACTTAACCAACGCAGGGTATACAGGATTATCCTGTGGCATTGTCTGTAGAAGCTGAACTAGCTGCGATATTTCGTATTCGCGCTGCAATATTCCAAGGCTTGAGCTAACTGTAAATATGAAATCTTGAACAGGGTAATTCTCCGGGTCAAATTGCATATATCGACATGCGGCCATTTTTACAAATGGAATCAAAAATGATTCTTGGAAGTTAACCAGGGTGCGTTTTTGTCGTTTAATAATCGCAGAAAGGCCCATAGACAAGGTTGAAGCCGCAGTATCATTAAGGCTTGTTGGCATGCCTCCGCTATCTACGGCTCCGGTAGCTTGCTGTACTTGCCGCTGTAATGCCTCTGCCTGGGCAAACGTGATTTGACTCACCTGCCCGAAATTAAAGGGCTGTAGCACTTCTCTTGGATCGCCGTTAGTTAATATCATTTTGCCAGGTCTGATAGAGCCATCTTCGCCCCTTGGCTTACGGGTCGCATCCATAGCAATCATAGGCACGTTTGTAAGCGCTAAAGCGTCAATTCTGCCTCTTAACTCAGCGTCTAGCGCTTTTTGTGAGTGATAGGCCTTTTCAGCAACACCTCTACCCCAAAACCTCTGTGGCACCACATCCCAAGGGAACGCGAGGATAGGACGATCTTTGAGCATGTAAGGATTTTCTATAGCTTTTAGCACCGTGTTACCGTTAGCAATAACGACACAGGCTTCGACGTAATAGCTATCGCCAGAGTCCATTTCGACATCTATCTCGACATCATCATATCCAGCAGCCTCAAGAACAGTTTCCTCTCCGTTGCTTTCTTCTTCGACTGCCCCCTCGGTAATGGCTGTATATAGCTCATCTTCGTTTTTTTCGCTCATTTCAGCGTCTAACAAGTGGCGCGGAACCAGTCCGTAGTATTTTAAAAGCCTTACCACATGATCTGGCTGTACTGCCAACGTTGGATCAACCTCTAGATTATCGTCCCCTCCGGTTGCAGACGTTTCAATAACTACGTCTTTATAAAACCCCTGCTCTTGCAGCAATTTAATGGTATGCGGAGACACTTCCTCATCAATAGCAACGCCTAAACTAGATTGGATGTCTGTAGCCTCCGGCTGGATCAAAAAGTTTTGAGGCAATACAGGTTTTAACCTTACAACCGCCCTTTCGTTCTCCGTAACCCCTTGGGCCATCATTCCCTGCATTTCCTGAGTTGCTGGTTTTATTTCTGTCTCAAGATCAAGAACCACTTCTGCTATCCCGGTGCCAAAAACCGCAGCATTTAGCAAAACTTCACCAACATCCTTACGAATCTTCTGTTTTTGGAAATCTTCGTTAAGTTTGTCTCTTAAATACTCAATTTTTTGCTTTTCAAAGTTCTTTTTCTGATTTTGAGCTTGAAACTGCGCCGCTTGTTGCTCATTCATATTTTCCGGCGGGTCAGGAATAACAATATCGTCACGAATATCGAAGAATCTTCCCCTTCCAAATGAGGCCTCTTCGATTTCAGCGACACTTGACTCTATAGCCTGGGCCGTAGCCGGGGATATTATTTGAGAGCGCTCACTTTCTCTAGTTTTGTCGTTAGGATCATAATGACCGCGCCAAATTCTGTAATATTCTTTAAATGTTTCTTGATAGTTGTCTTTATAGTGCTGTTCCCATTCACCGCATTTGGTCGATACCCAGGAGCTTAATCCTACATCTTCATATAATCGTTGTTCTAGCTCGTCATTATTTGCCATATTAGTACCCTGCTACCGAATCCATCGGCACATAGTTATCTTCAAAAACTTCATCAACGTAGACTATATTCGCCATTTGATCGACATAAGCTAAGGCGTCCACGCAATCGTCATGTGTAAGTGCATCCGGGAATTGATAAAGTTCATCGAGGAATTTGTCATTCCAGGCCCCTTTATTTAGTTTAATCATCCCGTTTTCAAACCTGCCTTGTAAGGCCCACATAATTCTATCGGTCTTATTTTTATTGCCGTGTGTTAATTCTTGTATTCTGAAATATCGTGCGTGTTGCCGCATTAAATCAGACAATGGCGACATAACTGCTTGTTTAGCGATGCCTCTCTCAATACCTACCGCGAGGGGTTGGTTATCTCTTACTACTTGAAATATTTTCATGGCCGTTTCATTTAAGTCCCAACGACCAGAAATAATATCTTTAACCCACCATCCAGATTGGCTTACTTTGACGACCGCAATGGCCGTACTGTCAAGATTTGTTTTTTTCTTTCTTCTACTTTGTCCGACTTCTGCAAATCCCGCCAAGTCAACGCTGACGTAGTAATCCCCAATGGTCGGCTCTTTGGTGTCGAAACTAACCCAGTCTTCCTTAAACATTTCACTACCACGCGCTTCAAAAGAAGCCATGTATTCTTGGCGAAATCCGAAACTAGACATTTGCTTCTTTGCAGCATTGATTTCCTTTTTGTCTAATAAATTATTATCGTAACTTGTAAAATGGAAAGCAGCATAGTCATCCATATCCATCGCTTTCTTGTACAACTCATAAAAATGGTTTCTTCCCGTGGGAGTCCCAATAAATAGAGCGGATGAGTTTGGCGCTAAATCCGTTAATGCTGGCCTTAAAACCAACTCCCAAACACTCTCTCGCATATCTGCGTACTCATCAATCGCTACAAATGCAACCTTGTTACCCCGAAGCGTCTCAGGCCGATCACTTCCTTTTAACGATATTTGAGTGCCGTTAACTAGCTTTACCTGCATGTTATTTATGTGACTTGACTCTATTACCCCCTGCCCTAATTCCATCAGCAGATTCCATAGGATATCTCTCGCCTGTCCTTGCGTTGGAGCCACATAAAATATTTCGCCTTCTGTTGTCTGCAACCCTTTTACAAGCAGCATATACGCAGCAAGGCGGCTTTTCCCTGTTCGTCTTCCAGCCGCAACAACCTTGAACCGAGAAGGATCATTCCATACCTCCTGTTGCCAAGGAAGCAGATCAATATCAAAATCCACTAAGGGCGCCGTACAATCCTGGGTTTTCTCTTGACTGCTTTCTTAGGCTTTTGTGGCGCACCCATATAACCTTTACCTTTGCCGTAATGTTTGCCTGGCATGTGTACTTTGCTCCTGTTCGCTATATGCAGTTTTTGAATTTCTTTTTTGGATTGCCCGTGATACGGTACTGCTAGATGGGCCTTAATTAATTCTTTTGTAAGCCATTTGTTTCCTACTTTAAAATCACCTAGGTACCTTCCGTATTTACCTTTCTCTGTAGTGTGAAGTAATACTTCCTTCGCGGATTCAAAAAACTCAATAACAAATTCTTTAGCTAATAACCCGTATCTTTTCTCAACTGGATCTCTAGTTCTGGACTCAGGAGAGTCAATATTGCAAAGACGCACCCGAATACCACGACCATGCTCACCATGCAAACACACACCAAAACCCAGGTTAGGAATACAGTCAATAGTGTCACCATCTACACACTTGGTAATTTTATCTACCTTGTAATGATAGAGTGCCATTTAGTCAGGATACTGCCCTGTTGAAATCATTTCCGCGAGGGTAGACGATCTCTTATGACCAACTTGCTTAGCCCATCTTGAGTCTAAAAACTCTGCCGCACTTTCTTCAAACTTGCCGTTTTCTAAATGATCTAATGCTTTGATGAATAATCTAAGACGAGTTAACCCCAGGTTAAAGCAAATCATAATTAGCGCTTCTTGCCTTACTGAGTCCAACAAACCAAACCACGGGAACGCTGCCGCTAACTCTCTTGTAAAACGCACGATATCCGCATCAAGTAAATATTCACATTCCTCATCTGATAAACCTAAACCACCATCAGCATCAATATTCCTACCGATACCAATATGCCATTTAGCCCCACCATCCTGGTAAGCAAAATTACGCTTTCCCTCGTGTTCAATGAGCATTGCTTTCAATTTCTGCAATCTCTTCCCCTTCTATCACTGTTGGCTGGTTAGCGCTTTCTAGAGTGTTAATGTTTATCTGTATCGCGCTCTTACCACTTAGCTTTTCAAAACTACTGACCGGAAGCATACGATCCATGAGAATCTTCATAAACGCCGCCTGGTTCTTGTGGTCGTCGTCTAAAGCACCCTGGTACAACTTCTTAACCGCTTTCAGCTTGTCAGGATGCGTATACATAAACTCTTGCATTTCTAACTGTGCTGCACGTTGTCCAGGTGGTCGTCCTATACGCTTCGTAGGTCGATTCTCACGCATCTTAGGATGACCTGGGCCTTTACCCTTCGGAGGCTGAGGTTTTGTCCACGAATCCATCTGACGCTGCGTCTCAGGGTCTATCTTTTTTCTAGTCATGGGCTACCGTAACATCACTAATATAGAAATCAAATTTGGTATTTTGTGGGGGAGAGGGTACTTTAATTTTCACAACGGCGGCGCGGCCCCCCCGGCCCCAAAAATCAAGGCCCCTCGATAATACAAGGAGTTGCAGTGATATTATCCCGGCATCAATCATATTAATTATTATTATAATCAATAGGTTATATGTTTTGGGTAGTTAAAATAGCGCCTATTTGTAGCGCGTTTGATCTGGCGCCAGCCCCTTTACTCTTTGTGATTGGTTGCACTAATAGTTAAACCAATAAATGTAACGATACAAAGTACCCTCATACCCCATATTAATTTCACTAATAATCTAAAGCATTATCTTGACATGCCGAATTAATAGATATTAGAATCGCTAATACACTTTAGATACATTAATATTTACTTCAATCACTTAATAGGAAACGCACCATGTATAAAGATCGCAAACAATCGCTAAATGAAATAATCACTGAGAAAGTAATAGAACAAATGGAAACGGCAGGCGCCGACTGGTTGCGGCCGTTTGCTGCTATTGGCGGAGCGCCAGTTAATGTCGTCACTGGTAAACATTATCTAGGGGGAAACAATCTAATGTTTTCTATGTTTGCCGACTGCCACGTCTTAGGCACATACAAACAATGGGCGAGCATTGGTGCCCAAGTCCGAGGAGGTGAGAAAGCATTAAGGGGCTTTAAATACGGCACATTCGAAAAAGAGAATAAAAAAGGAGAAATGGAAAGTAATTCTTTTGCATCGTCATTCGCTGTCTTTACCGCGTCGCAAGTAGATAATTTACCTCAATGGGTTATCGATGCTTTTGAACTAGGAGTCGAGCGCGTCGATAATACCGAAGTTATAGCGAACATAGATTCCTTTGTTGCGAATACTTCAGCCAAAATAGAACGCGGCAATTCACCTTGTTATATCCCGTCCTTAGATCAAATCGAAATGCCAGATCGTGATTATTTTGTCGATACTGCGGACGCTTCAGCGACCGATCATTTCTACGGCACATTACTCCACGAATTAACACACTGGACTAAAGCGCCTCATAGATTAGATCGCAAAGGCGGAAAGCGATTTGGCGACCCCGCATATGCGTTCGAAGAATTAGTAGCAGAATTAGGAAGCGCTATGCTATGCGCCAGATTAGGCCTTAACAAAGAGCCAAGGCCCGACCATGCGAAGTATCTTAACAATTGGCTAACAGCACTTAAAAAGGATTCCAAGTTAATTTGGGACGCTGCTAAATTCGCGCAAGCCGCCGTAGATCATCTGTTCGAATATCAACCTCAACAATTAGAAGAGGCCGCATAAGCGACCCTAGGGGAATTAACTATGAATAACTTACTTACCATTTTAAAAATTGCGAGGCATTTTGACGGTAAAATTGTAGGCTGCGATCGTCTATCGCTGGCAATGGATATAGACGCCGTAAATGACATTAACCCTCTAAATCTAGAGGCTATGCTAAACGATCTGGACGGGCCGCACACAGCGCATGACGTTTATGGAATCGCCGCAAATTTCGATCGTCAAAGTAAAACCTTACATAATGGATGGACGCCTCGTTATACAAAAGGGCCAAAATTTAATTAATCAATTAAAACTCAATAACGGGCCTCATTAGAGGCCCTAGGAGATTCTATGTATAACTTAACATTCTATTTTAAACAGTCTGGAGTTGTTTCTCATGGCGGCCAGCATTTGAACACGACGCTATCTGAGGCGCTTAGATATATCGATACTTATAAACGCGGGTATTTCAACAATGTTGAATTGATATTCGATCTATCACCCGTCAATCTTAAATAGGAGTATTTGAAATGAGTTTAATTCAGCGATATTTAAAAGATTCGGAAGTCCACGAAATAGCTTTAGAGGTCGCTACGGCTGCGACAGAGAGTCGTAATAATGCTATTAGCAGCATGATAGAGACGTTTTATTCACCATCTAGAGAGGTGGCCGAATGGTTATATGATGTTTACCTAACAAATTCTCAAACTCGCTACATATCAAAACTCGCGCAAATCAATCTATACACCCAAATTCGCCAAAATAAAAAGCTAATCGATAATTCATCAAACTAAATAGGAAACAAATTTATGTATATTGTAAACGGACAATTCACGACTAAAAATCCAGAAATCACGACTGAGAAAAAGATTCTGCCGGAATTCCCGAAAGCAGACATTATTGAGATTTCTAGGTTGACCCATTTTAATAATCATTTTGAGGCCGTGTTACATCTAACCGAAGTTATGCTGCCAAATTCTAGGGCCGTCTCTCAGATTATGAAAATGATTTCATTGGCTGATTTTTATGTAGGGGTACCAGAAGGCCTGTATCAACTGAGAGAAGAATTTAGGCGTAAACTGTTAATGATTGCCAAAACTAAATATAGCAACGTAGAATCTATTAGAGAGGCTTTCTA